CCGCCAGGCCGCCGACATTGCCGCCTTTACCGGCAATGTTCCCGTAGCAGGGGTCACGGGTGTATTGGCGGCGACCGAAAGCGCCGATACAATGCAGATCCTCGCGCAGACGCGGGGCGACGCTCCCGGCGTGCTACATTTTGGACGACGCGTCACCATCAACCGCTGGTAAGGAGCACCTATGGCCCAAAACATCTTGACCGTCACTGCCGCCAATCCGACGCCGCCGACCAACCTGGCTTTTGTCGGCAACACGCCGGCGCTCGACCTGAACCAGCCGTTCGCCGATGACGGCATCTCCAAATCGCTGCCCAACGCCACCACGGCGGGTTCGGACGTCTCGACCATCAACGAGGACAAAACCAGCACCACCTGGCCGGTCGGCATCCTTTTCGCGACCTCGACTGCGGCGACCAACACCGCGGGTTCGCCGGGCGCCGGCGTCAGCAACACCCATGAGGCGCGGGGCTCCGAGACCTCGTCCACTGCGGCGAGCGGCAATCCCAGTGCGCTCGGCCAGCTCAAGATGGTCGGCGTCGGCCCCGCCAATCCGGCCGCCGGCACGCTGGTCAATCCTAATGCTACTCACGCTTCCAGCCTGTCGCCGACGACCCCGTTGACGCCGACCACAACCGGCGCCACCGGCGCCAACAACGTCGCCGGCCCCGGCACCACGCTGCTGACGGTGACGGGTACCAATTACAACCGCACTAGCGTGGTCAACCTGAACGGTGTTCGGCAACCCACCAATTACGTCAGCGTCACCACGCTGACGGTGACCAATGCGTTGAAAAAGCAGACGGCCGGGGCCGGTACGCTGCCGGTGACTGTTACCAATGACAATTCCGGGATCACTTCCGGCTCAACCAACTGGACCTTCACATGAGCAAAGAAACCAAGGACCACACCAGGGAAACCGCCGCCCCCGACGCACCCGCGCCAGGCTGGCACCACGGTCTGACGCCAGAGCAGATCCAGAAGATCGAGAACGCCCGCCACGACGACACCGAGGGCGTCCCGCCGCCGGTGCAGTCACCGCCGGAGCAGCCAGAGGAGCCCAGCGCCCAAGCCAAGGCCGATGCCAAGGCCAAGAAAGAAGTCGAGGCCGAGGCCGAGAAAAAGCGGAGTGGTAAGCATGGCTGACAATCCGAGCATTCTGTCCATCAACGAGCCGCAGACCGTTACCCGGCCATTTTTCACGCCCGTCTCGGTCAACGAGCCGCCGCCGCTGCCGGATCTGCCGCCGCCGGGGGTGCCGACCCATCCGGACGGAGGCGTACCGGATGAGGCAACCCCCCGCCGCGTTGATCTGGCGGACCCGGACGAGATGGAAGACGAAATCGAGCAGGCCGAGGACGACGGCGAGTTCACGGCGGTACACAAGAGCAGGAAGTGAGCATCGAGCTGGAGGAATTCGAGCCGGGGCGCTGGCGCGTCAAGCGCACCAGGCACGAAAAGCAGCGGTCCAAAAACCTGCCGCTGCCTTTCGTCATCTCCGATATTATGGAACCTACAGAGCAAGTTGACGGCAAGTTCTACACCTCCAAACGCCAGTTTCGAGCAGTCGGTCGCTCCCTCGGCCTGATCGAAGTGGGAAACGAGAAACTCAAACCCAAGCAGCGCGCCAGCACCGACCGTACGGTCAAAGAGGCGCGGCGCCAGTCGATCAAGAACGCGGTCGAGAAATACAAGGCCGGCCACCGGCCACAGCGTCCGTAACGGGTATCTCCGCCAGCCGGTCCGGCAGACCGGCGTCCGCCGGCACCAGGTCCGGCCACGGAGACCGTTATGACCGATCAATCTGCGCCGGCCGCCCCGCCGCCGTCTCAGCCTAACCCCACCCCTCAGGCCCAAACCGAAGTTCCGATCAACCCCAATCCGCCGTCGAGCCCGGCTCCGATCGGGTCGCAGGCGCCGGACAAGCCCCCGCCGTCCCGGCGCGAGGCAATCCAGGCCGCGTTTGACCGCGCCAACCGGCCGCGCGGCGAAAAACCGACTGATTTGACCCCCCGAAAAGCGGACGCAAAACAGTCGCTTCCGGCGGCCGAGGCCAAAAAGGGTCACAACCAGCCGCCGGAGGACACGCCGGAGGAGGGCATCAACCTCAAGAAACGCCCAAGCGACCAGCCGCGCAGCGATCGCGGCACTTTCGCCCCGCGCGCGCAAAACGGTGCGCAAAACAGCGCAAACGATGCGCAAAACAGCGCAAACGA